TCAAAAGATGTTTCGCTAACATGGGTTAGTAGCACCGAGACATATTGCATCATCGAGGAGTGGGGAGGGTTTACCGGAACCCCGACTATTGATAAGACTAAAAATCAAGATTACGGCGCGGCGGCGACCACTCAAACAAGCGGAACTACAGGCACAACAACGGTAGCCGCTGAATTGTGCATCGCAGGGTTTGCGATGGGGAATACGTTTACGTCTCCGACGTTCTCTAATTCATTCACGGAGGAGTACAAGGGGCCGACTGGGGCTTTGTTGCAAACCATTGCATCATTAGTGGCCTCTTCAACGTGGACAGCTGAGACAACGGCAACGTGGGTAACGAGCAGGATATGCGGCGGACTTATTGCCACTTTCATGGGATCACTCGTTCCATCCGTGTCTGACACGATTACAACGACGGATACGCCCGGTATCACAGTTGAAGCTGGAGGCGGGCCAGCAACCCTAGAGATCGCTGTCTCCGAGTGCGAAATAATGATGGCTGAGAGATTGGGATAACAGCATGGCAACGCGCCTGTATCTTCCAGCAAGCGGAACGGCCCCACTTGCTGATTTGGCAGTAGATACAAATTGGGAGCTTTCAACTAGCCTAGCTCGCCTGCCTTGCTTTACGTGGAAAACAAATACCGCCCTGGCTTTAACTCAGTTGACGTGGGGCGCTGAACTTACTCAGCAATGGTGCTGGAAACAATATCAAAGCCCGCCTATGGATGCAGGTTATAGCTGGACGACTTCCGACACGGTAAGCATGGTCATCGGCAAGTGCGCCGAAGCCGCAACCACGGGCGACACACATCTTGCCTATGTCGTTAGAGTTGTGAGTGGAGATGGTTTGACTATCAGGGGCGTGGTTGGCCTTTTCCACGGAACGAGTACCGAATTTCCTAAAACCACAACGACACAAGAAACAAGAATACATAGTGCCAGAACGGACGGAGCAAGCAACTTCACGTCTTATTCGGGCGACAGGATCATAATAGAGATTGGACTGCATGGGGCCACGCCTACCCTTGTAGTCATTGACATGAAGTTTGGCGATCCTTCTGCTACTGCTGATTTTGCTTTGACCGAGGGGCTAACTACCGATCTCTGTCCGTGGGTTTCTCTCAGTAGGGATGTGTCGTTCGGCGGGCCGACTGCCTCGGATACCATCGCCTTGGCCGAGGCCCCCGCAATAGTGACGGGATCGCCAAACAGAAGCACCTCCGAGACCGTTAGCTTGACGGAGGCCCCCGTTGCGACAACCGGATCACCGCTTGGGAGTGCGCTGGATTCTGTTTCCCTAACTGAATTTCCTGATGCAATAACCGGACCTCCACTTGGGAGTGCAATAGACACGATCTCCATCGGGGAAGCCGGAGGTACTCCCATAGTCAGGGTGTCCGATCTTGAGGTTATCGTCGAACAGGCGGTTCCTAAAGAAAAGAAATGATAACCATTACCGAGGCGAAAAGCGTAACGGTACAAGGCCCGCAGCTTGCGGCTCAATCGCAAGCGGTGGGCATAGCCGAAACCGTTGCTATTTGCATCGTCTCGTTCGTTCTGGCGACCACCTCGATGGCGGTTGCCGATACTCCGACAGTCATCACGTCGGGTTGTAACATATCGGTATCAGATTCTATCGGGATCGACAATCCATCCGGTGGAGCACTTGAGGATCAGGACGTCTCTGTTTCCGAAGGGATTGCCCTCGCGGATTCCGCAGCCGTTGCGGTTAATGCAACCGTCACATTGGTCATTGACACTTCCGAAAGTATCGGCGTCGATGAGGACATTGGGGTTGCCACAGAACCTACGCTAGAGATCGACCTTGCGGAGAATATCGCCCTTTCCGATGAAGCCGCAGTAGGCCCGGTTAGTCCCTGTAACATTGGCGTCTCTGAGGCTATAGGGATAGCGGACGCACCCGCCGAGACCGTTGCTGGTTTAGAGATTGCGGGTTCCGAAAACATCGCGCTGGCCGATACCCCCGCTGAGATTACGGACGGGCTGATTATAGCCGCATCTGAGGCCATTGCTTTAGCCGACACATCCGCCATGATTGAGGCAGGTTGCCTGGTGACCGCCTCAGAGGCGGTGGAATTAACCGATACTCCGGCAGCCGCTATCTCGTGTTCCGTTTCTGTTTCCGATACCATTAACCTCAGCACTATCCACGCTTCCGGGGATAAGAACATTGGCGTTTCGGAGTCAATCGGGATCGCCGACGACCCGATTATTGGAGGCTCTTCCAGCATAAGCGTATTGGAAGAGATCGCCGTTGGAGACGAGTCCAGCGTTGATCACGAAGGCCCATGTGTCACGGTAACAGAGGCCGTCAATGTAGTCATTGGTAGCCTCAACCTGGCGGCGTCCGAAACGATCACGGCGACCGAGGCTATCGCGACAACCACGTCCTCGCCGCAGATCAATGTTGCCGATGGGGTTTCCGTAACAGACACACCCGCGGTTATTGCCTCCGGTCAATCCATAAGTGTCTCAGAGGCTATCGGGATAACGGACGCATCCGCAGAGACCGTTTCTGGCGAGACCCTTTCTAACTTAGAGGTTACGGTCTTTGAGACCATTGGCATCGACCTTCCGCCGGGAGGGGTGCTTGAGGATCGAACCGTCTCTGCCTCGGAGTCCATCGCCCTTGCGGACACGTCCGCCATTGTAACGGATGGCTCGAGTATCGGAACTTCCGAGACCATCGGGATCGCGGATACGCCTATTATTGGTTCGGCCTCCGATCCGTCTATCAATGTCTCGGAATCTGTGTCAATAACGGACACCCCTGCCGAGGTCGTGGAGGGTTGCCTTATATCTGCGTCGGATACCATCGCCCTCGCGGATACGCCTGTCGTTATAACCGCTGGTATGGAAGTAGTTGCCTCCGAAAACATTGGGGCAGTTGACACCCCTTCGGTGATCACGGCAGGCGAAGCCGTTGCCGTTTCAACCTCGATCACGGCAGTTGATTCAGCGGCAATCATAACGAGTGGACTTGCCGTCAATGTTTCTGAAGCCATCGTCCTAACCGATACCCCCGCAGTTATCACCTCTGGTCTATATATAAATGCCTCGGAGTCCATCGCAGTAGCAGATACGCCCATCATTGGCGCAGCATCTTCCCCGCTGATAAATACTTCCGAATCTATTGCCCTGGCCGATTCAGCATCCGTCTCGGTAATCGCCGTTGCGGATCGCTCAATCAATGTCTCCGAATCGGTGACCGTAACCGATACCCCCTCGATTATAACGTCTGGATTGACGGCTTCCGTATCCGAGACCATCAACCTTAGTACCATCCACGCTTCCGGCGACAAGAGTATTAACGTATCTGAAAACATCGGGATCGCTGACACTCCTGCTATCGGTGGATCGCCCAATGTAAGTGTCTCTGAAGACATCACGCTTATAGACACCGCGATTGTTGACCACGAGGGGCCGTGCGTGACGGTGACTGAGAGCATCAACGTCGTGCTCGTTGGCGTGAACCCTAGCCCCGCCGTATCTGAGACGATTACTGTAGCCGAGACGGTTGCGGCCATAGTGTCGCCTCCGCAGATCGACACCTCTCAAGCAATCGCGGCAACCGAGTCCGTTGCCGTCATCACCTCCGGCTTGTCTATCGGAGTTTCCGAGGCGATTACGGCAAGCGAAGTTTCAACCCTTGCTAATTCATCGCCGCGCATTGGAATCTCCGAATCGATTGCAACGGCGGACACCCCGGCAGTCATTACCTCCGGCCCCGAGGTCATTGCCTCCGATGGCATAGCGGTTCAGGATACGGGGGCAGCCGCCCTCCAGGCAATCGGAGGTTTAGGCGTCAACACCTCCGAGGCAATAGGTGTCGCGGATACGCCAGATGCTTCCACGTCAAGTCCACAGGTAGATACATCGTCGTCTATCAGCATAGCTGAATCGACAACGGAGATTACCGGAACCCTGGCGCCGAGTGTTTCCGATAGCGTCGCTCTGTCTGACGCGCCCACGATCGGGGCTGTCTCTAACCCGCAGATAATTACCTCTCAGGCGGTTGCGATCACCGACACGCCCGCCGTCACGTCAAGCGGTCTGCTTGTCGCCGTCTCCGAATCCATAGCGGGAATAGATATACCCAACGCGATAACGGGCGGTCTAGCCATCGCCACTTCCGAGGTGATAGGGGCCACCGACGATCAGCCGATAGCGGCCATCGTTACGGCAGTAAGCGTCTCCGAAGCCATCGGGATAGCGGATACACCGAGCGCAGCACTTCCCTCGAATCTGGTAATTACTGCGCTTGAGACCATCGCGGTTACGGATACGCCCGCGCCCGCGACCTCATCCCCGCTGATTGCTGTATCCGATAGCGTAGCAGTCGCGGACTCGGCCTCAGCGTTTACCCTGTCCGCCATAACGATTGCCGTCAATACATCCAGCTCCATCACGGTTGTCGAAACCCCATCACTCGGCGTGTTCACAGAGACCGGCGAGATATGCGTTTTCAATCCCGACCGAGGCCGGGTGATATGGGACGTTGTCCCTCTCCATCGCTCAGGCGCACGGGATACCGAACCAAGGCGCAGGATCTTCAATGTTCACGTAGCGGTTTGTCGCTCACGTGAAGTATCCGTAGCCGAAGCGATAGTGATCAATGATTCAGCGGCAGGAGGAATATAATGGCAACGCAGTTTTTCGTTGAGAAAGCTCCTGCCGAAAAGTTCAAGATCGGCCTCTATTACTGGCCGCCCGATATCAGCGCCACCAACGTCATTGTCACGGCAACGGCTGTCTCTACGCCCGCTGGCCTGACGCTCGAGGGGGTCGTTGCCATCTCCGGCCAACAGGTATTGCAGATGATGTCCGGGGGAACATCGGGCGCTCTCTACCTCGTGCAGTTCACCATCACCACTACGGACGGGAGCATTTATGCCTCACCCGACCATGACGCTATCTATGTGAGGGTAATCTAATGCCGACACCAGCAACGCCGCTTCGCCTTCAGATCATCGACAGGATCGTCGAAGTCCTCCAGGGTATCACCACGGGCGCAACTTACTTTTATACTCCTGGGGAGGTCTGTAAGCGATTCGTCCATTGGACAGAGGCCAAGTCATTCCCGACCTACATGGTATTTACGGCTCCCGGGGGGACGGTGGAATTGAGCGGGGCGGCGGGCGATGACAGCGAATACACCGAGGACTTCTTTATCTCCGTGAAGGGGATAGTCAAGGACAACCTTGACACCGTGACGCGGCTTGAGCGGTGTATCGCAGATATACGGAAGGCCATTGACGCGGACTCGCGGAGCGGGGTTGCGGGAACGCTCGGCGCATTAGCCGTGGAAACGCGGATCGAAACGTCGCCGGAAACCGACGACGGATATTTATCACTAGACGGATTCGGGTTCTTCGATCAGAAGATCCGGGTCTCAATAGCAGGGGTCATGGGGGTATAGCATGGAAATTATATGGAAGAAAAGCGATCAGCATTCCGATTGGGGGCTGTTCCGTGTCGGGGATGCGATAGACACAACGGCCCTGAAGATACCGGACGAGGTGGTCTCGTCATGGACTAGCGACGGGTTTGCCGAGGTGATCCCGGAACCGAAGCCCGAATCCGAAAAGCCGGATAAACCCAAGAAAGTAAAGTCAGCCAAAAAGGAGGCATAGCCATGGGCGACGTAGAAAAAAGATTAACGAAAGCGGCCATCAAGGTCGCGGGCGCGTGGGGGACAACCATCGCCGGACTAGACGGAGCAGGGAATGGAATCCTACCGCTTAATCCCGGTGTCCCAAAGCGGAACGTGCAGATGCTTGAGGACGAAAGCAACTCGGCATTTGACGTGAACTTGGACGTGGGGAATTACAGCCCGTCCGACTTCACCCTAGACTTCGACTACCGTTGGGACGGGCGCGAGAACGCACTCCTGGGCCTCCTCATGGGCGTTGACACCGCTCCTGCCATCCAGGGCGGAACGGCTGCCATCCTGCACACGGTCACGCTGAAGAACTCGGCGGTGGGGCTGTTCGCTTCCTATGCGGTCGAAAAGCTGACCCAACTGCACACGATCCCCTCCCTCAAGGTGCTGAAGATGGTCATCTCTTCCACGGGAGGACTGATTAAGTCAGCCTTCTCCGTGCGGGGGAGCGAGATACTAGACACGGCGGCAACGCTTGCCAGCGTGACCACTCCCGCTAATGCCCACTTCAGAGCCAAGTTCAACCAGGCCGTTTTCCGCATGAACGACTACACGATTGCTGGCGGAGGGGTTGCGCTCGCTAGTCCGACGCACGTCATCAAGCCCAAATCGTTCTCGTTGGAACTTGAACGCAAGATGGACGGAGAACACACCTCGGGAAGCGCGACGATCATCGAACCCATAGAGACCGATAAGCCGAGCGTAAAGCTCACGATGGAGTTCCCGCGCATGGACGCGGTAAACGCCCTCTACTTCGCTAATTGGATTGCTGGCACGGACAAAAAGGCTGACATCGTTATCACGGGTCCGCACGCGGAAGGGTCGAACACCTACCATTATGTTCTGAACATCCAACTCCCGCGCCTCATCATCGAGGACGTCGAGTATGCCGACAGCAAGGTTATTCCCTCCAAGGTCGTGTTGAGGGGCGCGACTGCTGACATAGCACAGACGGGATTAACCGGAGTGCTTCCCATCGGGATTTTCCTGACCAACACCGTGGCTGCAAGCCTGATCGTATAAGGAGACCACCATGGCTGACATTGAGAAAAGGCTAAACAGGGCCGCAGTCAAAAAGGCGGTGACATGGGGGACGGAGATAGACGTTGACGCGGCGGGCATGGGACTCCTGCCGCTCAACTCCGGCGTCCCCAAGTTGTCGGTCCCTATGATCGAGGACGAATCATACGGAGCGTTTGAGACCAACCTGGACGTCGGCAACTTCTCCCCTTCGGACTTCTCGCTCGACTTCGACTATCGCTATAACGGGCGGGAGAATTTCCTGCTGGCGATGCTCATGGGGACGGCGGGGTTGCCCGGTATGTATTTCATCGTGAGTGCTACAAATAAGTATCTTGACTTCGGGGAGGGCGGGGCTGAGATGACGGCGACGCTCACGCTAGGAACCTATACTGCATTAGCATTATCCGTTGAGATCAAGACGCAACTGGACGCGGCGGCTGGATCGGCCCTCACTTATACCGTAGGTTATTCTCCATCAACGCGCAAGTTTGTTATTTCTGCGGGCGGCAATTTCGAGCTCAAGTGGAATACCGGGTCTCATGCAGCTACGGATTGCAGCGCCCTGATCGGGTTCTCTGCCGCCGCCGATAAGACCGGGGCCGCAACCTATACATCAGACGTGGCCGGGGTTGGTGCTGGGCTGAACTATCTGCACACGCTCGACCTCATCAATTCCGCCGTTGGACTTTTCGGAACATATTCGGCGGAGAAGTTTACAACGGTTCATGTTGTCCCATCATTCAAGGTAACGAAAGCCGTATTCTCGGTGAACGGCGGGCTCATCAAATCGGTGTTCTCCCTTCGCGGAAACAAGATCATCGACAACTCTGGGATCATCGACGTCATCACCTCGGCGACAACGCCCGGGGGCGATCACGTCAGGGCTAGGTTCAGTCAGGCTGTCTTCCGTCTGAACGGTCAAGCCGCTGCGGACTTCGACGGCGGAGGGGCGGATACCATAAGGCCCAAGTCATTCTCGCTAGAGATCGAAAGGAAGATGGACGCCGAGCACGTTGCCGGAAGCACGTCTATCGTTGAGCCGTTGGAGAACGACAAGCCATCGGTAAAGTTGACGATGGAGTTTCCCCGGATGGATACCGTGAACGCCGCCTACTTTGCGGACTGGATCGCCGCCGCCGAGAAGAAAGCGGATATCACCATCACCGGGCCGGTCATCGAGGGAGCATATTCTTATTATCTCAAGTTCCAGTTCCCTCGCCTGATTATCGAGGACGTGGAATACGCGGATAGTAAAATCATCCCGGCGAAGATCGTTCTACGCGGGGTGACGGCGGACACTAATCCGACGGGCATGACGGGGCTGACGCTTCCCGTTTACGCAACGCTGATGAATATCACTTCATCGAATTACCTGGCATAAGGAGAGTCATGGACATAAAAAAGCTACAGCCGGAAGCGGAGGTCACCTATGACTTGGAATCGACGGGTGCACCGATAAGCATCACGTTCAAGGTGGGATTTCTTGAACTCGATGCGATCCCCGATTATGTCAATGAATCGCGGGAAGGGACGCGGACACCCCGCCTATCTGCCGTCATTCGCAAGGCCATAGCCGACACGATTCACGGATGGGACTTGACAGAGGGTGGGCAACCGCTCCCATGCACGCGAGACAATAAGGACAAGTATCTCCCTCTGCTTTTCGGCCTCAAGGTAAAGCGTCCGGTGGTCGAGGGTGAAGATGAGTCTAACCCGATAGCATCGGTGCTGGTCATGGTGCTGGCGCAGTTTGCGGGGACAGCCGAGAACTTCCTAAAAAATTAAATGCCTATCTCGCGCTCTATGCCGACAGGCATGAAGCGATCCTCAAGCCAGAAGATCACACGCACGAGGTAGGCGAGTCCACAGAAGATTGCGTCACCTGCCAGTTGGACGCAGCGGCTAGGCGGCTGAGCGCTTTCGAGGTCGGAATTTGGAACTGGTATTGCGAGACGGTAAACCAGTTCACCCTTGAAGCCGGGATTGTAGCCGAGGAGTTTCGGGCGGCAAGGCTCAAGGGCCCGGCGCGGCGTCTGGCGTTATCGGCGATGAACGCCATCCATCAAACATTCCAGACCGTCGCCAACGAGCGGAAAAACAAACAAGGTCAGGAGCAATAACGTGGCCGATGTAAAATATATTGTCACTATGGATGCTTCCGGGGCCTTGAAGTCTGTCAAGGACTTGGACGGGGCGATTAACCAAGTAGCGGGGACAACGGCGAAGGCTGGCGCGTCGGGCGGGCCGTTTAGCTCCCTGTTCGCTCAGTTCACGGCTGGAGTTCTCGTAGCATCGGCACTTCAGAAAGGGATTGCCTTTCTCAAGGATACCGTTTCCGATGCTATCAAGGGAGCCATCGAAGAGGAGAAGGCAGAGAACAGTTTGCGGGCGGCCCTCGAAATAACCGGACGGACTGTCCAGGGAAACATCCAGCACTACATGGCCTTCGCTATGGCGCAGATGAAGGTTACGACCTACACGCATGAAGAGGTTCAGGCAAGTCAGGCGCTTCTCCTTCAACTTACGAGCCTTAATCAGAACGGGATAGATCGAGCTACGCGCGGCGCTATGGGGCTGGCGACAACGATGGGAATGGACCTCCACTCCGCGACGATGATGGTCACGAAGGCGATGGAGGGAAATTATACGGCACTTGCGCGAGTTGGGATCAGGGTTGGCGAGAACCTAACGGCAGGGCAGAAGCAGGCGTCGCTTCTTGATCAACTGGAAAAACTCTACGGACGGGCAACGGCTGAGGTTGATACCTTCGGCGGATCGCTGAAGCAACTGACAAATAACTGGAATGAAATCAAAGAGCAGGCAGGGGCGGCCATTATTCAGACCGAGGGCTTCGGGAGCGCGATAAGGGAACTCAATAAGGCGATGGCAGGATTTGTTTCATCCGGCGCTTTCTCAACCTTTCTGAAACAGATTGAGATGGCAAGTCCGGCCTTCCGTAACTTCACCGATGGCATAAAGATGGTGACGCTTGCCCTGGCCTCACAGACAGCGCACGCAGAACACGCCTCGAAGGTAAACGCCGGACTGGTGGTTGCCGCAGGCGCATTGGGTGACACCTTTGCCAAAGCCGCGCCGATGGTGAAGATTTTCGGCATTGACTTTGGGGAACTTGTCGGGATGTTTACAAATGCGCCAACCAAGATTAATCAAACCGGGACCGCTGTCCATAATATGACAGCCGAGCAGATAAAAGCGGCAGCCGAGGCCAAGAAACTGCGGACCGAGATGGAAAAAGCGGCAACCTCCATTCTCGATAAATACTTCCCACTTCAGGGTATGCTCCGCAAGGTGCGCGAAGAAGAGGACGCGCTGACCAGGGCGTTCAAGGCTGGCATCATAAATGAGGCGCAATACAAGGCTGGAATGTCCGCGATCAATATGGAGTTCTTCAACTTCGCGGCGACGGCGGACAAGGTTGTCATCCCTGCCATTGAAGATATAGGGGCCACGGCCAACAAGACACAGGCGCAAATTCGGGCCGGACTCAACGTGACCACGAAGGCATGGGACGGAAGCGCGAAGGCATGGGTCACGAAAAATCAGGATGCTATCCGCCAAATCTTCAGCGATACATCTAGCGTCATCGGCCAGATCAACACGCTCATGCAACAGTCCACGACAAATAAGCTCATCCTCATGGATCAGGAATATCAGGCGCGGCTCGATGGGATCAAGAACTCGCTGATGAGCGAAGAGGAAAAGAATAAGGCCATCGAGGGACTTGAGGCCGAATACAGCATGAAGCGGAGACAACTTCAGCATCAAGCGGCGGTAAGCCAGAAGGCAATCGCCATAGCAACAGCGATGATCAGCATGGGCGAAGCTATAGCCAAAGCGTTTACCGCCGGGCCGATAATCGGGCAGGTGCTTGCCGGGATAACGGCGGCGCTGATCGCGGTGCAGATCGCGCGAATGAGGGCGACGCCTATCCCGCTTGCACAGGGCGCTATCTTCAAATCTCCGGCACGGCTTATGTCTCAGGCTGGAAACGAATATGAAGTGGCTGAGGCGGGGGAAGCGGAGATCGTAAGCTCGCCCTCCCGCCTGCGCGAAGCCATCATGGGAGATAAGAGGAGCGCACCCGG